AACATAAAGAGTGATCTCTGTAAAACTAGGAGTTGCCCGTAGTGCTACATTCTCAATAAAGCCGTCAAAGATTCCATCGAGAAGATTGCTAGGCAGGTTGGTAATCAATACAGGCTGACCAAAAAAGACCCCAATCAGGCTGTCAAGCATCGCGCTCGGCATGTCGGGATTATCTAGGCGGAAGGTAATTGCACCTAATGATGCCCGTGGAGTCTTACGCAGGTTAAGTTCTCTAGAGGCGATATCAGTGATGTCTGCAAGGTTCTTAATGTTAGAGTCCACAGACCGCTCAAAGAGCCCGTAAGAGGCTATAGAGTCTGTGTCAGAGGTACTGTAGGTGCTGGCGTATCCTGTGGCGTAGCGATAAATAAGGCTGTTACGGATGCGAGCAATTTGAGTTGTTGAGGTGATAGAGCTTGGTGTTGCATATGAGCCATCAAGGTTAGTAAAGCCGTTTGCTGCGAGATAGTTAGATCTGTGGTCTGCATCGTCATAGGAAACATCTCCGTCCTTTTCCTCATAAATCTGACCTAATGCGCTGTTAGCGATCTGGTCTGCTAGGGTTTGCGACTTAGCAGAAGCGTTAGCAGCTAGAGCGATCATCGTGTAGAAGCCTGAATCAATCGTGCCAATGTAGGACTCGGCATCAGCCCAAGTCACAGTAGGCGGATAGGTATCCCATGTAACAGTAGGTGTGACCTCTGCCCATGTCAGGTTAAGGGCACCGCCTAGAATGGCTGCGATCTGTGCTCCGTCTAAACCTTCTGCAAGGGCTGTGTTATAGATAGCCTTAGTAAGTCTGGCAAGTGAGCCTATGCCTAAGATAGTGCCAGTAGTAATGTAACCAGCTTCTTCTGGGCTTCTCACACCAATATTAAAGTCTGATACTTCTCCACCGAATACAGTGACATATGTGCCCGATGAGTTCTTAAGCTCTAAAAGGATTGGCTCTGTGACATTGATGGTGAAAGGTGAGTTGTCTGTATTGACTATTGTTACTTGGCAGTAACCTGCTGTAGGTTGGCGATCGATGTCTAAGCGACCAGAAGCATAGGAAACAGAGGTGACAGTCGTATAGACATCATCACCTACTGTCACTCGCCATTCTGGTAGCCATGTCATGGGGTAACGAATGTACCTCTCAGAGTGCCACGCTGTACTGCATCGACAAGTACCTGATCGATAGCTTCAGCAATAGCGTTTGGATCTCCTATGCCTGTGTTAACAGTAATGTTGATAGGTGTGCTAGAAGAGCCAGAGTTACCTGCTGCGAACATGGCTTGTAAAGGTGAACCTTCATATAGGTAATCTCCAGCACGGTCTAAGTAATTTAATTCAGGCGTGGTAAAGGCTCTAGGTGCTCTAACGCCACCTGCGCCAGAGATAGGTCTCAAGCTGCTAGGCATAGAAGTATCACCTAAAGATGTTGCACCGCCCCCACCACCAAGAGCAATCTGCTTTAACAGAGCCAAGGCTTCTTTTAGGTTATCTATGTTGATTAGATCCTTTGGCTTGAGCGTGTCAAGAATTGATTTAATGTCTACAAGTTTAGCGTTCTGCCCAGTCAGATGTCCGAGAATGCCAAGGTCTGCATTAAGTCTAGCCGTTGCTGCCTTGATTGCTGCTTCATCTTTAGAAGCCATAGCATCCTCAAGGGCAAGGATTGACTTCTTAACATTTAGGCGAGCAGTATCGTTGGCAATCTGTAGCAACTGTGTCCCATCGGTTGCTTTGCCTAATTGCTCCGCTTGATTCTTAAGAGCTGCTGCGTTCTGGATCTTCTCGATGTCAAAGACTTCTTCACCCTTGCTAAGAGCAAGTTCTCCTTTAGCAACAAGGGCTTTTGCTTTGTCTGTAGCTAATTGCTTATTCTTGAGAGACAGTCTTTCGCGCTCGCGCTTTAATGAATCCTTCTCAAGTTTTGCTAATAATTCTTGTTGTCTTTTTTCAGTCAGCGTAACCTTAGCTTCTGCCTTTTTTACTGGAGGTATGACATTGACACCAATTTGGGCACCTGCAAAGCCTTGGAAGATCTCCTTTGGCAGCTTCTTTAGATTCTGAATAAGAGTTGGAATTACGCCAATCGTGCGACCAGTCTGCGCTGTGACCTTAGCTAGGGCGGTTGCAATGTTTTCGATTACATAAGCGGCATCTTTAGCTTCTGTGCCACCACCGATAGCAGCAAAGGCATCTACTAAACCGCCACCGATTATCTCTGATGCGTTGCTTGTTGCAATGGTCAAAGTATCCAAGGAAAAGGCAGTTGAGCCAAGATAATCTTCTGCTGCTCCTGCTGATCTCTTTAAGATAACTCCAAGGATCTCGTTAAATGACTTCGATTGGAGTTCTGCCCTAGTTAAACCTGTATTGTATTTAATCAGACCTCTGGTAACTCCAACATAACCTTTAGCAAGATCCTCGGTAACTGTGGCTAGATCAATGCCAGATGCTCGGCTGATGGTGATTGCATCATTAAGAAGCTTCTGAGATTGGACTAATGAACCAGTAGTGGTAAGTAAACCCTGAAAGGCCGGGCGCAAGATATCATCGGCGATCGCTGCGGACTTTTCTAGTTTGCCAATGTAGTCAGCAATAGCAGGGTTAGCAAAGCCAATTCCTAGATTCTCTACTGCTCGGCTTAATCTGTTGGCTGCTGCTTCATCAGCTGCAAAAGCCTTAACAGATGCTTTAGCGTAAGCAACAACAGCCTTCGTGCTGTAGGCAATACCTACTGCGCCTGCTAACTTCTTAACACTCTTAGTAAGTCTTTCTGTCGATGTCTCGGCTTGCTTAAACGCTGGCTTGCCTACAAACTCCGCAGCAATGTCAATAATTACATTAGCCATGATTACCCTCTCACCGTTGCGCGTTTGTTAAGTTTGTTGGCTGCAGTTGCAATGGCTTTAAGTACGCCTTCTCTGGCTTTGCCATTGTTCTCGTCATAGGCACGATATAGGACACGACCTTGCATGCGACCTTTACCCTTAAGAGGTGCTCGGAACTTGCCATCTTGATTAATGACGAATTGACTTTGAGGGTTTAGTTTGCCCATTCGTTCGTAGATTGATCCAGCTCTGCTCTTGTTAAAAACTTGGGCAAGGGATCTAAAACCTCTGGAGTTACGCTTTGATGGTGTGGTCTTAAAACCAATCTTTGACCTAGCTTCAGAAGGATTAAAGGCAGGAAATGTTGCTTCCGACATCTGACGGGGCAACCATCCGCTTAAGATTTCTCCGCGATCTGGAATATAACCTTTGGCTGATTGGCTGATAGGTCTGATCGCTGTCTTAATCTCCTGCCCAGTTTCCTTAGCAAGATCAGGAGTGAACTTACGAAGAGCCTTGCGAAGCTCAACGGCGCCCTTTACGCTTGCTGGCATCGCTCACCTCTTTCGCTTCATCCTTAAGCCCCTGCACTAATGCATCGAGCATGGTTTTATCTAGATCTAATAACTGCTGTGGCGAGATCCCTAACCTAATGCTCAAGCGAGCGATTAAGTAGGTGAACGGGAGATCTCGCTTTAAGCTAAAGGGTCTGAATCAAGCACCTCGACACTTTTAAGTGTCTCAATGAAATCCATGCCGAAAGGCTTAACAGTTTCACCTGACCTGCGTGTTACTTCCCATGCTAACCAATAGACATCGCTCTGCTTTTCTTCATCGCGGAACGCCTTGTGGAAGCCCTTTTTAGCGTACTGCTCAAATGAGTACTCCACTGCTGGAGTGATCTCGCCTTCTAGTACGCTTCCATCTGTACGAACTATTTTTAGTTTTGCCATGGTTTGCCCCTTTGTTTAGTTTCTTAGAATGTGCCAGTTGTGGCTACTGCAACTGTTGAGTTAGCAGTGAATGTGATTGACTGTGTGCCAATGTCACCAACAGCACCATTGATGTCTGTTGTGTTGTTTACTAGCAATGAAACAGTGTATAGAGGGTTAGTCGCTGAGACTGCTGTTCCCTTTGTCTGTAGGAATACAGCTGTAACTGTTGTACCCCATGCAGCTTGTAGTGTTGCCAATACATTGGCTGCTGCTGTGTCATTAAGGAAGTCGATTGTT